AGCCATGTTACCACCATATAATGTTCCGATACGTAATATAACACCTTTCAAATCTATTCCATTATGTGATAAGGACCCTGTTAAAGCTATGATGGTTAACACAATAGGTACAACTAGATTATTAGAAGCTTGCCTGAAACATAATATTAACAAATACATTCACATTTCAACATGGGCAGTTGATAGTCATAACTATAAAATGTATGATGTAAGTAAGAAAGCTGCAGAAGATGTTGTTAAACATTATATTAAACGTAAAGATTTGAAAGGTGTTATATTACGTATCGGAACATTATATGGTGGTAACATGGCTAAAGAAGGTGTTATCAATGTGTTCAGTGACCATGCAAGACGGGGTAAAGCTGCACCAGTACAAGGTAATGGTTGGGAAATTAGACAATACACACACGTAAAAGATATAACTAATGCAATATATCTATCCTATAAGAGAGCACCGTCAAGAATTAAACCGTATTATATTGCTGCTAAAGAGTGTGTTAATGTAAATGATTTGGCAATAAGAATATGTGGTAAAATTAAATATGTACCTGCTGTTGACAACCCCGAGAACTATCAGGTGATAGATTCCTCTGAGTTTAAAGATGAAACTGGTTGGAAACAACGTATATCATTGGCTGGTGGACTCAAACAAATGAGGGATAGGAAATAAAAATGGGATTTCAAAAGGGTAATCAACATCATAAAAAAAGAAAGTCGTTCAGAAATGGTTCGCATTTACGGAAATATAAAGTTACATTAAATTGTCATAAGTGTAATGGTGCTTTTGAAGTAGTTAAGTCAAAAGAAAAAACTTCTAAATATTGTAGTAGAACTTGTTATCATGTTGCGTTAGATAAAGGTGGGTATGTAACAAAAGAAGGATATAGAATGCTTAGTATTAAGGGAAAATCAGTACATCAACACAAACATATTTACTTAACACAAAACAAATTTGGTTTTTTCTTTATACCTAACGGGTGGTTGATTCACCATATCAACGGAGAGAAATTAGATAATAGAATTGAGAATTTAGTTCTGCTTGATAGAAGGAGTCATATTAGATTACACACTCTTGTTAGAAACGGAGGATATGGATATGTCAAAGTATGAAGAGCAAACCCAAAAGTTTAGTACTTTTGGTTCGAAACTTTTACAACATGCAGACGTTTTATCTGACGTACAAAAGTTTGGTGTGTGGAAACCTGTCACTGTACAAATATGTCCAGTAGCTGTTTGCGATTCTAAATGTGAATTTTGTTCAGTAGCTAACAGAGACCTTTCTTTAAGGATGACTATAGAACAAATTAAAGAAGGACTTAAACAATTTAAGTTACTTGGAGCTAAAGCTGTAGAATTTACTGGTGGAGGTAATCCTTTATTATTTAAACATATTAAACAAGCTATAGATTATGCTTATGAGATAGGTTACGATATTGGGATTATATCTAACAGCGAGAATCCTTCTAAATTTTTAGACCAGGAACATTTCGAGAAGATTACTTGGTACAGGTCAAGCTTAACTAAATTAGAAGAAGGTAAAACTGTAGCTGACTTCAATTTTGATACTATCCCTAAAGGTAAATTGGGGTTTAGTCACATTATGAATGTTAGAACTACACCAGAAACTATTAAACAGATTGCTGAATTGGTAGAAAGGTATCCTGGAGTTAAATTTGTTAGGATTGCTGGTAATTGTCTTGACGGTAAGAAGATTGAAGAGACAGAGAAAAGGTGGGGTGAATTAATTGAAGAGTCTAACGTTAGTAAAAAGTTTTTTATTAAGAATATTGGTACTAACCATCGTGCTTACCCTAATTTTTGTGGTGTTGGTCCTATTAGACCCTATGTCGGTGAAGATGGTTTTATTTACATTTGCTCTAGTCACGTTCTTAAGTATCGTAAGCTTCATGATGATTATCGTATTGGACATATATCAAATGTTATGTTAATGTATAAGAAGATTAACCAAATGTTTCAAGCTACAGGGAAACCATATGATATAGACATTTCTAAATGTGGTGAATGTTTTTACTTTAACAATAATAAATTGTTACATACAATATCAAGTGGATATAAGAAGTGGAGAGATGTTGATGCGAACTTTGCTTAGTAGATTTAACTGTTGGAGAAATAAACACCCTACTTTAGATAATGTAAGAGGTACAGAGTATTATTCATGTAAAAAGTGTTTGAGGTACATACATCAAGATGACGTCTTCTAAAGAAACATACAGTAAAGATTACTATGTTGACAGTACGATCAGCAATTATCAAAACTATTTAGGTAGGAAGTATACTAAGTTAGCTAAGAATCTGATAGAGTATTTGTTCTTACAACCTGAAGATAGTATCCTTGATTATGGTTGTGGTACTGGCTGTTTACTATTCGAATTTAAAAAAAAGGGATTTGAGAACATTAAAGGTACGGATATATCTTTTTTTGCAATTGAGTCTGGTAGAAAGATATACAAATTTGATAATGAGATTGAACATTATAACAGAACATTACTAGAGAAAAGTTATAAACATATACTTTGTTTAGATGTGTTAGAACATTTACCTGAGTATGAGATAGATTTCATATTAAAGAGTGCAAGTAAAGGTTTGAAAGGTTGTTTCATATTAAGAGTACCTGTAAGTATAGAGGAAGGTAGGAATTATGTACTTGAATGTTCAAAGTTAGATAAGACACACATTCAATGCCATACAAGACATTGGTGGGTAAGGAAATTTCAACAGTTTGGTTATAGGTTTGTTGAAGATTTACAGTTGAGTCAAATATATAGTAGTGCAGGAGTACTATCTGCATGTTTTAAGGTGGACCAATAATGGAAGATGAAAGAATAATGTTTGTATTTATGTTTTTAATGGGGTTCTTCTTTTGTATTATATTAACAGCTGGATATTTAGCTATATGGGGTTAAAATGGAAGAGAACAGATTAACATTACACATTTGTACAATGAATAGGCCAGCAGAGTTGTATGGTTTACTAGTATCACTTAGAGAACAAGTGTTTAAACAGTGGGACTTAATATTAGTTGACCAAAGTAATCCTGCTATTAGCAGTTACCATTTTATTATGATGATGCTTAACCAATTAAAAGTTGATGGTCATAAAGTTATCATTAGAGCAAGTGAAAATAAAGGGATAGTACCTAACCGTAATCAAGCATTCAAATTGCAAGAAGAGTTCTTCCCTGAAGCTAAATTCTCTGTTAGGTTAGATGATGATAGTATTGCAGATAAACATTTATTACTTAATTTATACCAGAGTACGCAACGTAGAGATAAAGTTGGGGCAGTTGGTTGTCTAGTTCCCGTGTTTGGTTTACCACCGTATTCCAACAATATTAGTAACCTGCCAAATGAACTATTTGACCAAGTGTTGTGGGAAGATGGTAAAGTTAGTAAGATAACTGATAACGGTGGAGAGTTATGGAAAGATTATGGTAAGAACCCTAAAGCTCTATTACCTACACATCATTTACGTAGTTCTTTCTTGATAAATAATGCAGCAGCTAAAGAAGTAGGATACTATGATACTGCATTCCAATCATCAGCATTTAGAGAAGAGACAGATTTCTGTTTAAAGTTGTTACGTAAAGGGTACAACTTGTTCATTAACACTAATGCTATCCTTTGGCACTGTCGTGGTGGTGGAGGAGGACTTAGAGCATTAGACCCTAACACATATAATGAAAGTGTTCAAAGATGCAATATTTATTTTAACGATAAATGGCAGTTAATTTATGAAATAGACGAGAATTTTAGGAAGGTGTTCGAATGAAAGATATTACAATTTATGGGTCAGCTTTTGGCAACTCGGGTTATGCCCACCACGTTAGGAACTTAGCATTTGCATTAGGTAAATTAGCCAATGTTCGAGTAGAATCACCACTACCTGCACAGTGGACATTACAGTGTCCTAGTTGGTTAAGAGAAATGATTGATAAGCCTGATAAGAATGATGTAGTAATATTTGTTGGTCAACCACACTATTTTGGATATAAGTTAAGTGATAGACCTAATAAGTTTTTAGGTTATTGTGTGTTTGAAGGTGATACTGTACCTGAATGTTGGAAAGAGAACTGTTCTGACCCTAGAATTGATACTATAATTGTCCCTAGTACACATTGTAAAGAAGCTTTAGGTATTGATTGTGTAGTTATCCCTCACGGTTATGACCCAGAAGTGTATAATGATAAAGTAGTAGCAGAGAAAGAAGATAAGTTTACTTTCCTATTTGTAGGTGGTTGGTCACAAGGTGAGAATGACCGTAAGAATTTACCTTTATTATTAAGAGCATTCACTGAAGAGTTTAAAGAAGACGAGAATGTACAATTAAAGGTTCATATTAATGCTGCGTATAATCCTCCTGGTTGGTCAATAGAGAACGAATTATCTAAGTTAGGTATAAAGAAACATAAAGGAGTTAAGTTTAATTTAGCACCAATTAGTGATAAAGACATGGCAGTTATGCACAAATCAGCAGACGTATTTGTTGGACCTGCTAGAGCAGAAGGGTTTGGCTTTAGTTTCTTACAATCAATGGTTGTTGGCACACCAGTAATTTGTACTGGGTTCGGTGGTCAGACAGATTTTGTTAACAATAAGAATGGTTGGGTAATAACTAAAGGTAAAATGTTTGAGTCTAAAGATAAAGAGAACCTGTATAGAGGAGTTAATTGGTTTGAATGTGATCAGAAAGCATTACAATTAGTTATGCGGCAGGTTTATACTGAAAAAGATACACTTGAAAGTATAGGTAAACAAGCTAAACAAGACATTAAACATCTCACTTGGGATAACACTGCAAAACTTATTCTAGAATGCCTCTTATAGGTGACTATACTCCTAGAATATTAATACCTACTAAGGAAGTAAAGTGTAGTAAGTGCAACTATAAGCAGCATATATACCACCAAGAGTGGTGTACCTTTATTTGTTGTTACTGCCATCAGTTGATTTCATAGCTGTATTAAACCTTTCAATACTTTCTCTAATCTTTAATGAGCTTTCAGATAATGCTAGTACTTGTTTTTCTAATGACTCAGCGGTGTCGAAGTATACTTTGACTTCTGTCGATGGTCCTCCCCAACGCCAGCTAAAGGAATTGGGTTTCTCTGTTTTATTTATTGTTGTTGTTTCCATTTAATTGTGCCTCCAATTTTTTTACTCTTCTAGTTAATCTACTTAGCACGTTGTATAAATCACAATCACTCTTTACTCTTAACTGTATTAGTCTAATTTGAAAGTATACATTTATACTAAATACAATCAATATAACTATAGTTAATGCCAAACTAATTACTTCATATGTCATTTTATTTACCTCTTATATCAGTCGTGGTGTTAAAATCAGTGCTTTAAATATTAATAATAATGATCCTTCACTAAAAATTAGTTCTGCTATTCCAATAATAAGTAAGAGAAATATAACCCCTATTAATATTTTAAATCTTAATTTCATTCTTTTATACCTAATCTAATTAATTCTAGGAATATAGCGAACAATAACCAACCGATAAACCACATTGCTTGAACTTGTTGGTGGTCAACAAATACTACTGGTGTGGAGTTCACTTGCCATAACCCAAAAACTATTGTTGTTATTGAAGCCACTCTCATTATTATTTTATATATTTTCATTTTATATCATTACCTTGTCATAGCACATTCTACATAGTAGGGTTAATGTAACTAATTTCTTTGATTCTCGACACCGTTTGCAAATTTCCACTGTTGATTAACTCTGTTTATTTGTTTATAAACCTTTCGTTTATTTTAGTATATAGCCAATAAAAAGGAATATATACTTGTTTTTCCGTAAGGATTAGTCCTTAACTAGTGGATAGAAGCATTTAAATATTATAACAAAATAAAGAAAAAAAGAGAGATTAATAAGAATTAACCTCAGACGCAAGAGGAGTAGTCTTTCTTAGTATATAAAATTAATGGATAATTAGCTGTCCATGAATAATGTGAATAACCAACAGGCACAACGGCATACGGTAATACTTTAATTATAGGTATGTGATGATAAGAGATTTGAGCATAACCCTCAACGAAACTAAAAGAATGCTGCTTTAGGTTAAGACCACTGACAGAAGAGTTAATTAGGAAGTAGTAGAATCCACAAACTTTCTAGTGAGGTTATGCCTAAAGCGAGAAAGTCCTCACTAATAAACAATAGCTTGTGTGTTTTTTACCTTCTTAGCCAATGCTTACTTAATGGTTACTTGGACTGTTCGCATTGGTCCTGAAGCAGGAACACTAGTGATAGTTAGTACTGTAAAGATTAAAAGAGGAAAAAAATTCCTGTCCTGTTTAGGATTATTAAAAAACAAACAAACATGAGGTAAAAGAAAATGTTATCAACAAAACAAGAAGCTTTGTTAAAGTTAGGAAAGGATAAAGGATATTTAAAACTTTCTGATTTTAGGAGAATATATAGTAGTAGAATAGAAGAGGTTAAGAAACATTTAGTAATGGCTGGTTATCTTAAAGTAGTAGATGGTAATTATGGTAGGTTTGTTTTAACAGAAAAGAGTAGAAGGTTACTTTATCCCCCTATGAGAATATCTCTGAGTGATCCACCTAAAGAAGATAAATATATGATTATACTAAATGATTTATCTAAACGTGTTGCTAGGATTGAAGAGAGGTTAGGTATCTAATGCCTGACACTTACATTATTAGATGTCCACGTTGTGCCAAGGAACGAGTGACTATTGTTTATAGTGGTTCTCCTAAAGGTAAGAGTAGGCAATGTTTCCACTGTCATAAATTTTTCACTATGGCGAGTAAAAAAGGGCTATGTAACAATATTTCTAGAAAACTTTAAATACTAGTGCCATTTCCCACATTACATAAAGGGTCTAGATAGTACATGGGGGTACATATAAAATGAATATAGAAAATTTTGCACAGATAATGAAACTAAGAGAACAGTTTGCTATCAACAGAGAGAAGTCTAAGTTTAGTTTTGCTGACCACACATTTGATCGGAGAGAGAAAGTTATGGATAGGACCTTCAATTTTAAAAAACAGATGTTAGTAGTAGAAGATAAGTTTCATAACAAAAGGCATGAACGTAAAATTAAAGAAATCAAAATCAAAAGATAAATGAAAGTAAACTAACAGCAGAAAAGATAAGCAAACTGAAGCCAAGTTAACATAAGGTAAATAAAACTAACAAAAGACAAATAAAGAAAAGCAAAAAAAACCAAAGTTAACCAAATTAAATGGAAATAAATGAAAGTCAAAAGAAGTTAAGTAAAGAGAACTGAATTAAAAAGAATATAAAGACATTTCAGGTAATGGCAAAGAAAAACAAGCAAGACAAATGAAATAAAACTAACAAAAGATAAGTTAAGCAAAGACAACTAAATTTAACAAAAGATAAGTGAAACAAACACAACCTAACTCAAAAAAAAAGAAAAACCCATATAAGCTCAAAAAAGTGAATTTAAAATAAAGAAAACCAATTTAAAAGAAGTCAAAGAAAAGAAAACCAATTTAAAAGAAGAAAAGTTAAAGAAAACAAAAGTAAAATAAAATAAAATAATTAAAACAATCGAGGCAAAATAAAATGGAAAATATTGAAGCAAAAGAAAACAACAGATTACATTACAGAAAGTACAAAAAAGTAGTAGCAAAAGTTAAACTAACACAAGATATGCTTGGGACTGACCCAGGGGACGAAAAGGTATGTTTAAAACATAACCTTAAACAATTAAACGTGTTACCTAGAGATGCCAAAGGAGACATTAGATTAAAACCATGGTGGATTAGAGCAGGACTAAGAGATACATCTAACGTATTCGGATACTCAAGGAACTTACCGTTAAAATATATCTTCGGATATAATATCAAAATTACCAAAAATGGTGTGAAGCCTTATATTAAAACTCTCACGATTTGTCCAGAAGACCGTGGAGTTAAGTCAGGTAAAATCTCCTCTTATGAAGTGTTACCTCGTGGTATAGAATTTGAAATAAGTTGTTTAATCCCGACAGAAGGAATCGGTGGGATAAAACCAAAACTGTTCAGAGAATGGTTAGGATTAGCCTTAGGAGAAGGTATTGGTTCTATCCGTAAACAGGAATGGGGAACTGCTGAAATCATTTCATTTAAAGCTACGGCATAATATTCCTAGAATTTTCTATTGTAGGAAGTATTCATTTAGGAGGGGTTTATGGTTTTACTTAATTTCATTTCCCCCTCCTTTTATTTTTATTAAAACGAAATCCATGCAACCTAAGAGCAGATAACGGCAGGCAAGTGAAAAAAAACAAATCAAAACTAATACAACGCAAACCAACATAAGTTAAAGAAAAGAAAACGAATTAAAGGGAATGAAAACTCATTAAAGAAAATGAAATAAAATTAAATGAAAACCAATTAAATAAAATCAACAGAAGCCAAATAAATAGAAAAGAACCTAAGTTAAATCAACTTAAAAAAAAGTAAATTAATAAAATTAAATAAAATGGTAAATAAAGAAATTATTAAAGAAGCAACCAGACTCTTAAAGGAAGAATTTGGTGAATTAAACGATACCCAGATTAAAGAAGGTTTAAAACAATTATTAAATCTAAAACCAATCAAATGACAAAAACAGTATTGATGATCGATCAGGAGATAGTAAAGGAGGGTATCAAGCTACTAATAGAAGAGTTTGGTAGATTACATTTACTCCAGATTGATAACGGTCTAAGGACATTATTAGAAGCAGAACTTTCTAGTGATGAGTTTTTAAGAGCAGTTACTTCTTTAAATGATTGTGAGTTCTTGAGTCAGCACATACATGGGTACTACAAAATTAATAAAAAGTATACTGGTACTGCTGTTTCTAAAGCAAGGATGGATAAAGTTGCATTACTTAAGACAAGGTTTGCTCAAGTTAAGTTGATTATCCGTAAACAACTAAAATAGAAATATTTATATATAGGCGTTATTTCTTCTGTATACAGTAAAAAAGGTGATATATGATGGACGAGTTAAATGCGTTAGAAAAAGAGTTAGAGTTTAAAGATAAGGTATTAGCACTATTATTTCATGATGATGTTAAACAGATACTTATTGACCATATACTAAGTTCTGATGAGATTAAAGATATGATAGTTAAAGAGTGTTTGGCTTGTCCTAACATTAACAAAACAATTTGATGCCACTGTCGGGTAATCTGGTATCCCGCTGGACTGCTATAAATTGCCCAGAGTTGAATTGGGCGTTTGCCCATAATGGAGATCCAGTATGCCGGAAGGTCTCTCGGTTCAAATCCGAGCGGTGGCGTTATAACAAAACAATTTGAGGTAAAAGAAAATGAGTGAATCACAAAGTAGATATGGAATTATGGAAGAGTTGAACAAAAGGAAGATAGCAGAGAAAGAGAAGTTAGCAGCTTTAGAAAGAGAATTAGACGAAACAGTCTATACTACAGAAAAGGACGCTAATACTGCTAGAACAAAGATTGCTGAAAGAGAAAGTAACTACCAGCAAGAACATAATGATTGGAAACGGACCAAAGAATTAGAGTCAAGGATGCTTACTTCCAATTTTGAACGTAGAAAATTAGCATTAGAGACAGAGATTGAGGACAGAGAAGAAAACTATCAAGGAGATTTCACTACCTGGAAAGTTGAGAAAGAACAAACTATTGCTAAAGGTTTAGCAGAATTTGAAAGGTATAAGAAAGATATGGCTTCTAAGATCAAAGAGAAAGAAGAAGTTATTAAAGAGATTGAAGCAGGAGTAGCATCTCTTAAAGAGATGAGTAGTGAACAAAAAGCCAAGGAGTAATCCTTGCATTTATGGCCCCAGAGCGACCAGAAAGAAAAACATGCCGTGTGCAGTCGCTTTCACTACATTGGGTGTCTCGCCTAGACATTAAACAAGGCTCCGCAGTAGCTCAATCTGGTAGAGCACATCGATGCTAACGATGAGGGTTTCGGTTCAAATCCGACCTGCACTTGATGAAAACAAAGTTCCCAATGGCTCTGACCCTAAAATACTTAAGAATCTTCGATTCTTTAGGTTTGGCTGGTGAAACTGGATTAAATGCCAGATGGGGCCACCATTTTTAATATAGGAGGTAAATAAAATGAAGATAGTATGGAATAAATGTGCGAATGAAGAATGCCTTAATGGTAAAGATGGTGGTGTAGCTTACATAGATGCTAGTAAACAGTATAGTAGATGCTATAAGTGTAATCAAGCAGATAAGATTAATACTCAAACAGTAACCCCACCTATACAATCAGCAACAACTTATCAACATCAAGATGAATCTAAAGCTAACTCTATGGCTCTAGCTTATGCTAAAGATTTAGTAGTAGCTGGTAAAATAGAATTACATGACTTACCAAAATATATGGCTAAATTTAAAGAAGCGATATTAACAGGTAACTTAATGATAGAAGAACCTATCAAATCATAGTTCAACGTTTGTTGATACATCATTGTGGGAGGGGGCTAAGTTGTCTTTTTCGTAGTACATCTAAACCTCTTTTTACCCTCTCTCACACCTCTCACTAAAATGGAAATAAAAACAACTGAAGAATTAATAGATGAGTGGAGACAAACTGTTGATTGGCTTGAAAAGAGTAGAAAGTGTAAACAACAATGGGTTGCTCTAGAAGATGTTAAAAAAATGGTTAAAGAATTAAAACAAAGAGTTTACGCTTATGAAGGAGCAGTAGATAAATACGATACGCAAACTATCTTTATACATAAAGAAATAGATAAAACAATGAGTTAAACCTGCTTAATAATTACTCACTAAACAGTACTTGTAAACCTCAATGAAAACCCAGATGGACGGAATACGCTTGAAGGATTTGAGTCAAGTAAAGCAACCAGACTATCGTAAGGGTAACACTTTGGTCAGCCTCCGTAAAGAGATTAAACTATTGAACTTAGCATCTTGTCTGGTTGTACTGGGTGATTACATTCACATTAGTATAAACGAATTGGTTATTTGGTATCACTTACCTTTTACTGAAAGAAAAGACCCTTTTTTCTTTGTAATACGACCACGTTAGATATATAATGTCAAGAAACCAAAAAAAGAGAAAAGATTGTGAGTGTTGTAAGCACCCAATTTACAATAGGAAAGCTAATGCTCTCTACTGTTTAAACTGTAAAAAGTTTATCAATAATATTAAAGCAGCTTATGCAATCAAGTTTAGGAATGTGAGATTGAAAAGTGGCATACAATAGATGTAAAGCAATGAGGTTAAAAGGTAAAGGTAGGTGTAGGAATGAGATCTTATTTGCTGAATTTTGTTTTAAACATTACAACTTTGAAAAACAAATAAATTTAAATAGTATTAAAAAATCCATTATATCAACAAAAAAGGAGAATCTATAATGAAAAGACCGTTAAATGAAGAAGAAAAAGTATTAATTCTTAAACAATTGAAAGAAAATAAGTTTAAGTTAAGAGTAGCTACACATAATCATAGACGGTGTAGAGCTAATTATGAAGAAGGATTAATCTTAGAATACAAAAGAGCTAAACTAACTGAAGCTCAACAGATTAAACAGTTAGAAGAAAGCATTCATTTCTTTAGAAAGAATATGGAACTAATGAAGAAACAACTTGAAGAAGGTTTAACAGAAGTTGAACCAAAAGAGGAGGAACAATAATATGGCAAATTTATCAGGACTAAAACCTTTAACTGAATCTGACAGGAAAAGAATGAAGGATATATTAACTAAAAATCCTAGTGAACAAGAATTTAAAAAGAATATGGAAAAGTATGAAAGGATGATGAACAGAGAGAAAAGGCCTTGGTGTAGAGCTTGTAGTGTTCGAGATTTTCAGGAAAGAAAAGAACAGTTAAAGAATACATTACAACAGTCTCTAATTAATCCTCATAAACAAGTTAACAAAGAAGAGTTAACATTAACTTTAGATTATGATAAGTATTGGAAAGGGTTTGTTAAAATTAGTGAAAGGAAAGTTCTTGATAGATCTTTCTCTGGACCAGGACATACTAATCCTTTAATACAATTTGAAACGTTCATGTGTCAGAACGGTCATAAGATTTCTATTAATATGGGACAAGCTAGTCAAGAAGTAGCAAAACCTACAACACCTACTAAAGTATAATGTTTGGTAAGATAGCTAGTACAGGGGTAGAGTCAGTATGTCCTAATTGTAAAAAGATGTGTTATAGTAAGAAATATACTAAATATGACATTAATTCTTATCCCTCGTTCTTTTTTGTATGTAAAAAATGTGCACATGATTGGTGGAGTTAGATGGTTGATAAACGGTTAAAAACTAAGCAAAGGAGAGAATCCATTTGGGAAGAGATTAGAGAAAAAGGTATTTGGAATATCACCCAAAGTGAATTAGCAAAGAAACATGGAATTTCACCACAACAAATTCATAAGGATATGAAGGTAATCTATAAGAGAGGGATACCTACAGATATAGATAAAGTAGCATTTGAGTTAGGTACAGGACAAAAGAAAGCACTTAAACAAATGTATACTATAATGTTGAATGCTCAAGACCCACGTACAAGAGTACAAGCTGCTAAAGCATTCAGTGATATGGCAAAGATATACACTTCTTTCTTAGAATCCTATAACCTTAAAGATAAAGTTGCTGATAAACAAGAGATAACTTTGAGTAAGAAAGAAGTGTTGAAGGAACTGTTGGAGGACGGAGAATGAAATGTGTAGGTTTACTAGGTAGATTATTTGGTCATAAAATAAAGAATATTCTTATCTTAGAGAAGATACCCTTAAGTGGAAACAATAATACATATAACAATGCTACCGAAGATATTATTAAAACAATCAGAAAGTACAAAGTAGTGTGTGTTCGTTGTGGGTTAAGTAATGAATGATATCCTCAAAGCTAAACAGATTGTTAACAATCCCACTCTATTCGCAAAGAAGATATTAGGGTTTAATCCACTATCATACCAAGAAGAATTTTTACAATCGTGTAAAGATAATAATAGGATAGTAGGAATATGGTCAAGACAGTCAGGGAAAACTACTACCTTAGCAGCTTATGTATGTTGGCATGCAGTTAAATTCCCTAATGAAGAAGTTATTATTATCTCTCCTACACAAACTCAATCTGATAGATTATTCAATAAAATTAGATTTTTTATGCAATCTAATGATTGGACTAAAGATTTAATCACCAGATTACAATCAGATTTTATGTCATTAGAAAATAATACTACTATTAAATCTTTACCTGTTGGTCCTTATGGTACTACTATTCTTGGACATTCTGCAAGCCTAATCATCTTAGAAGAGTCTGGTTCAATTAAAGATTCTATAATTAGTGAAGTTGTACTTCCTATGGGTGCTGCTAAACCTAACCTTAAGATTATACAGATAGGTACACCCAAAGGTAAGAATCATTTCTATGAAGCTTTTGTAAGTCCCAGATACAAAGTTCACCAATATAGTTATGAGATTCCACTTAAGGAAGGATTGTACACTGAAGAATACATTGAAGAGCAAAAAGATGATTTAAATGAATTACAATTTAAGACAGAATATTGTGCAGAGTTCATTGAAGATATTGATGCTTACTTTAAACAAGAACTTATTAGTAGCTGTGTAGAAGATTACCAATTAGATAATCAAAAACATCCAGACGAAGAGTTCAGTATTGGTGTAGACTTAGCAAGAATGGGTGAAGATAAATCTACCTTTATTGTTCTTGGTAGGAATATGTTAACTAACAAAATAAGGGTAGTTATGATGGAAGAGACTCATAAGAAACTGTTAACAGATGCAATAGGTAGAGTTAAGATATTGTTCGATTTCTGGAAACCGCGTTTAGTATGGTTAGATTCTACTGGACTGGGTGCAGGACCAGGAGATATCTTAAGAGAAGCATTAGGTGGTAAAGTTATGCCGTTAACCTTTACACAGAAATCTAAACAGGATATTTATTCTAACCTTAAAGGTTGGATGGAGAAAGGTTTAGTTACATTACCTAACCATAGAAGATTGTTATATGAACTCGCAGATTTAAGGTACAAGATACATTCTACTGGACAAATGTCAATACACCACAGTGAGAAAGGGCATGACGATTACCCTGACGCATTAGCATTAGCTATCTATACTTGGAAACATAGAATGAAACCTTCTTGGGGAATAGCGTAATTATTATATATAAGAAGAAAATACTGCTATATACCGTAATTGTTAGTAGAGGAGTTTGGTGACAGTAATGTCCTAAAAGGTTTGTTTGTTTCTATCTGAAGTCACTCTTTACCTTATTAGCTCCCACCTACTCTCAACGGAGATACTAAAATGGAATCAAGATTTAAATTACAAAGGGATAGGACATTAGAATTATGTGTGGAGTATCCTAATTGTAACTGTAAAAATCATTTCATAGCAGAGGCACATAATAATTAGAACTAAAATGGAAACAAACAAAATAACTAGAGTGGAAGTAATTGAAAGAGGAAAAGGTAGAGAATACACTAACTACGAAGTAAAGAATGTTATTCTAAGTTTACAAGATGATGGAAGAACATTAAAAGTATTCATTAATGAGAAAGCTTCTTATAATGACCATTAGACGAACTAAAAATGAAAGAAATAAAGAAAGTTAAAAAGATAAATAAATTGCCTTCACAATTATTAGAAGAAGCGTTTATACCAGAACACATCAAAAGAGAAATTCAACATTATGATGAAACAAGAATACCAAGATGTATGAATTGTAAAACAAATATGATTAGAATTGATAACTACTCTTGGAAACATAAATGTGAATGTAGTGAACTAATACTTTGTATGGTTAAAGCTTCGCATAATAGTTAGACGAACTAAAATGGAAGAAGAAAGAAAAGGATTAAGATGTATTGGATGCGATGAAAATTTAGATAACTCAAAATGTAGATGTTAAAAGCTTCGCATAATCAACCTTAGACGAAGCTTAAGGAGAAAGAATGGAAACAGAATTAGTAATGAAAATGACCACCAATGGTGAAAGATATTTCAAAAAGGATTGTGGACTTTGTGGTAAAGATAGATTATGTTATGCAATAAAAGAACTTGGAGTAATAGGTATAAGAGGTTATCTTTGTAGGAACTGTAAAGCTTCGCATAACAGTTAGACGATATGACCTTTATAAACCACATATCGTTAAGGCGATACGAACTAGAATGAAATGGATAATAGGAGAAAAACATAAACACTTTGGAGTAGTTTCGGCTATGGGTGTTAGAGAAGGAGAACCTTATAGAATGTTTGTTAAAGATGGTTCAGTTAGTTTAATTCCTTTAGATTGTTTAGAATAGTTCTCATAATCGAAACAATTAAATAATTCAACACTTTCCTAATATCATTACAAGGGGTGTCCATCATTGCACCCTGCCTCGATTGATGTTTATAAGTTAAGGTTTTCAAGCTTTCCTTACTTATGAATTAAGTCTTTATGGGCATATTTGATATTTTTAAAAGAGAGGTAAAAGAGGTCAAACCAGTTTATTTTCTAAATACTAAACCAGATTTAATTAAAGAAAAAGCAGAAATAAATTTACCTACTGCTACTACCACTCCTAAAAAAGTTGGTGAACCACACCCAGTAGACTTTGCTAGACTTGAAGCATGGTTCTTTGATGACGCATTTACTCAAGGTGCAATATGTAAGATTGCCGACTTTGTTGTTGGGCCTGGATTCACTGTTACTTCTGATGATAAACGTGCAGAAGAATTAATTAAACAATTCTTAAGAGATCATTCGTTCCAAGTATTACTTAAAGATTGGGTCTTGAAAGCTTTAATTACCGGTAACGGGTTCATGGAAGTTATTGTTAAAGATAAAGAGACAGCATTAAAAGTTCTTAATTCACAACATATCTTTGTTAAAAGAAATAAAAAAGGTGAAGTTGAAGGTTATTCTCAATGGTTTGGTAGAACAAGAGAACCTATACCATTAGGAAAGAATGAAGTTGCACATATAAAAATTAATGTTCCTGGAGACTCAGCGTACGGTATTGGTAAAATTGCACCATTACTATACACATTAGGTAAGAAACATCATTTGATAAACAATATGGTTATCTTACTGAAAAGGAAAGCTAATTCTCCATACCATGTTATTATGGGTGATAAGGCTACTGGTATGAGTCCAAATGAAGCTGATATTAATGCATTTAAAGAGAAGTTAGAATGGTTAAATAATTCTCATGAATGGGTAACTGACGATTTTGTAAAGATTGTACCTATTGACTTTGGTTCATTGGGAGATAAGTTTGTAGAACCGTTAAGAATACTTAATGACGAATTATTCTTTGGATCTAAAGTACCAGCAGTATTAATGGGTCAAGCAAGAGTACCTGAAGGATTAGCTAAAGTACAAATGGACGCTTTCTTATTCATGATAAGGTCAATTCAAGAATCTGTAGAGAAAGTTATTGAAGAGAAAATATTCCAACCAGTCTTAGCAGCTAACGGTTTAGGTGGAATACATGTAGAATATGTTTGGGGTTCAGCTACACCTGAAGAGAAACGGGAAGAGATTAAAACTATAGTTGAAATATTAAAAGAAGCTAAATTTGGTGTAGTGTCAGAAGATTTCTTAAATAAAGCAGAAAAAAGGATTAGGGAACTATTAAATTTTGATGATGCTGAAGCTAGTAGAGAAGAAGATGAGAATGAAGCACAACCTAGAGTACCAGCTGATCAGTTAGAAAGGCCAACTAATAATAAAGAACCTGAAACTGGCCAACCTGAAGAGAAAGTACATGTACATGAAGCTTATAATGCTGAGAAGTGGGATAATGTACCTTTGAAAGAGTTTGTTGGATT